ATTTCACCGCTTCCTTGAACTTGTCTAACCAATAGGCTTCAACCATTTTGGCTGATAGCCTTCCTCTGATCTGCCTAGCACCAATAGCCTTTTTGGCGTGTTGGCGGATCAGGGAAGCCTTTACAAAATGCTTATGGCTCTCATCCACATAAGCACCTGATTGTTTATCATATTTAACTAATTCCAACTCATCACCTTTTCTAATTCTGCCGGTAATGCCACCGGATCAACATCATTGATCACCTGGTATGTACTGCCATTTGGATGTATTGATGGTGGTAGCACTACATAACCTTTATGTTTAATATCTATGCCTGGTATTAATTTACCTTTGAATTGCTTATCTTTATCAGCTACATAATAGAAGTGAAATCCATTATCTGTTTTAACTGTATGGGTATTAGACTTAACACATACCCGGCGATAATCTTCCCATAGGGTTCTTGAAGCTATATTGCGTATATCAAAATCAAGCACGACTAAATTAGATTGCACAATAGCCAATCCAATATTGCGATCTTCTTCTTTGAACCATCTTTGTACAGTAGTTAGATCATTGCTTGCATCAAGGTAGCCATGCCTTAAAAACTTACATGGCTCTTTAGATTGTGGTTTAAGTGGTAATACAAACCAACCCTTTTCTACATAGGCTACGGCGTTCAATGGTTTACCTTCTGATTGTGTACATACTCAGCTAATAAACCAAACAATTTAGATTTTAATCTACGCACTGCATCATCAGGCGTTTTACCAAATGATGTGAAATCACCTAATACATTTGATGTAGATGCAACATAATTATCTTCATCTTTTACATACCTAAAATCAATCTTGGTTTGTAATACGCTCTCAATTGTTGTAAGCATTATTGTGCCATCCAAACCCGCGGATCAGTACCAGCACAACCTTCACACCAATCAATAACTTCGGGGGCAAATTTCCATAATCTTGTTTTATTATCATCTTGAATTAAAAAACCATGATTGTTACAAATTAAAGCGTACTTGCCGCCATCTGTAACACAATCAGCATAATCAAGACTTACTGTTGTATTGCTTACATTTTTTACTTTTAACACTTTAACCCCTTCCGGTCAATTGCGTTTGTAAATGCAATTAAACACTAGCTCAGTGACAAATGCAATATGCCATAGGGGTGTGTCATGTGATCTACCTCACCCAAAGGCCTTACCCATAGCTGTAAATGACCCATCAACATTAAAGGGAATCATCTCCGCGCTTACATTGCCACGCTTGATATGTATGATCACTGCCGCGGCTTGCCAGTTTGCATAGCCCCTGATGCCCAAATAAGCCATTTTCTTCATGTCGCATGTATGACCACATTCAATACCCACTAAAACACGCTCTAAACGGCCGTTAAAGGCTTCTGAATGGCATTGGTAGCCCATCCTATGAGTATGCCCCGACACTACTCCGCGACCCCACCTTTTCGCTATGTTCAACGCCGTACCGCCGCCTGCCCTAGAGATTGTGCCTTCATCCCCATGACAAAGCACAAAGTTAGTACCAGGGATTGGGTAAGGCTGTTTAGCGTAGTGGATGCCTAAATCATCAAAGCCCATAAATTTGGCATACTGCAATTCAGGCAATTCCATTAAACCAGGTATTCGGGCTACGGCTTTGTATAACCGATCTGAATGATTTGATCTACTAACTACATCTGTTTTTAAATCGTATAAAATATCCTGGCAAGTTGCCCGATCTGCATCAAGTGTTTGCATAAAAGATTCTGCCCGGCCTTCACTGAACCTACTGATGGTATTGAAATCCATTTCATCACCAGTGTTAAGTACTAGATCAAATTTAAAAGCATTAACTAATTTTTTTAAATTGATTACGGCTTCTGTAAATTCAAATGGCACTTGTAAGTCTGACACCACTAAGTAGCGTGCGTTAAATGTTTTATCGCGTTTAATCATCATCCTCATCTTCTGTTGGATCAATTCGCGGAATGATCTCAGTTGGTTTGTTATTCGGATTGACCCAATCAGGTAGTGATGCACCTGGCTCTGTTATTAACCAAAATGCAACATCACTACTAAAGCCGGCGGCTTTGGCCGCTCTGTACATTTCGTTTAATGTGATGTAATGATTTTCTAATTTGTTTAACGCATCAGCTTTACCAGGTGTGCGCCGTTTGCGCTTTACTACTTTTCGGGGTTTTTTGGTAGCCATAGTATGCCTAATTTTAGATCATACTAATCCGCGAATGGCACGCTCAACGCCTTCTTCCAGGGTTATTTTTGGCGTGTAGTAATCGCTCATCATTGTTGGATCACCTACCCGATAGGCCACACCTGCGGGCTTATCGGTTAATATCTTAAATCTATTGGCAGATGTCTTTTCATATCCCAGGGTACTCATTGCTATTTTTGCTAACTCTAAAAAGGTGGTAGGCCTGCCAGTACATAGATTAACTGTTTGATTACACTCATTTTTAACCATTTCAATTGTTGCATCTACAACATCATCAATGTGTATAAAATCCCGGGTAGTAGTTGCCTTACCCCAAATGTTAAATGGATTTGAGTTCATTATGGCACGCTGAATAATTGATGGGAAAGGGTAATCTAAGTCTTGATCAGTGCCATAACCGCTAAATGGTCTAAGGGTTAATACCTTTGTGCCTTCTTCACGCAAGTAATTCATAAGCATTTCACCAGTTAGTTTTGTCCAGCCATAAGTCATATCCGGCTTACCTATTTTGTTAAAATTTATATCCTTTTCTTTTAACTTCTTTTTCTTTGCCAGGGTTTGTAGCTCTATTGGATAAGCGGCAGATGATGAGAAGTACACAACATAAGGCTGTTCGGTTCGCATAGCCCAGGTAGCAAACTCAGCATCAATGGCAAGATCAACAGCTAATGATAATGGTTCATTTTCTATAACCATGCGGCCACCAACTAAAGCGGCTAAATGTATTACTAGATCATATTGTTTTTTTTCTAATTGAAAGAATTTACGGCAATCAACGCCTTGCTTTAAATCAACTAAGGTTAGATTGGCATAAGGTAGCGCACGCCTAAAGGCACGGCCTACAAAGCCATGTGATCCAGTAATGAGTATGTTCATCATTGCCACAAATTGTACAGATTATTTGGCCTTATATCTGCAATCAAATCTGAAACATATCTTCCTTGACCAACTAAACCTGGCTCTATTGCATATCTATTTAATTTATCACTTGCTTTATTTAATTCTATATCTAAAAAAGTTTTACCATGTAATGTTTTAAAAAGTATTGGTGCACAACTTAATTTAACGGCTGTGGCATGACCGCCATAAGATTCCTGTACTTTTTTTATTCTGTTTGTAATTGATTCATAAGAAATTAAATGATCTCCAAATGAAACAGTATCCCAATCATCAGGAATTTCTTGCCAAACTTGTTCTAATTTTTCATAAAAGTTATCTACAAATTCACAATCATCATCTAGTAATAAAACTGTATCATGTTCTTTAAATTGAGCATAAAGTAAGCGATTTAAACAATTCATTACATTGCAAAAAATGGGTGTCATATCTGTGCCACGATCATCAATTGCTGGCCATCTTTTCCAAGTTACCTGTAAAGAATCTAATTGATGTGTTATCGCCGCCAATCGGTCAGGTCGTCTGTCTAAATTTACAACAATTATTTCATCAAATAAATCATTTAGATTCATCTATATTTTCTAACTAACCCTGCATATTCCGCGCTTGCTAAGTATTTTTGCAGTATAAGTAAATCCTGTTCATACCATTTAGGTTGATTAACCCTGGCATACCCTTCATCCATCTCAGCCTTGCCTGCTACTGGGTGTAGGTGTTCAATAATCACATTTGGTAGATACTTTAAGTAATTTAAATCTAATCCTAATTGCTTTACAAAGTTATCAAAGAATAAATGTATGCAACCTGGAAATGTCATACCGCGTAATTCATCAACTAAATCCCGGCTCATACCAAAGGCTGTTGGCAAGTTAGCACCTTGCAATAAATCATTACCATAAACAATACCGGTGTTGTGTGCTAACGCTTCCATAAAGGCTTTATCCCAACCTTCGGTTCTAGGTAAGTGATCATCACCCATGAAAACAAAATAATCATAAAAAGGAAACTTAGAAACATCCAACAGATAAACCGCACCGGTATTAAGAGAAGCGGCACAACCACCTGTTTTATTATCCGCTGGTAAAACTTTGTATCGGTCATGGTTTGTATATTCCACCCAACGCGGATCATCATTATCTACA